CTCAATTTCGGAACTTCCAAAATCTTCTTGACTCTCAGGATTTTTATCTTTAACTTTTATGTTATTCATTAAAAGATTTTGGGGTAATTTATAATTCTTATATAGTTCTCCATCTAAATAAGCTGCTATATCAACTGACTCTGTTAAAGTCACATTGAAATAATCTTGAGCTGTAAAACCATCAAACCATGTCTCAGCTTTCATAAGTTCTAAAAATTCATCAAAGGTTTTATTTTCTTTTGCTTTTGTCATATAAGCATTTGCTATCGTGGTATCAAACCTCTCATATAAATTAGCTTGCTCTCTTAAATCATCAGCATTACCTATTGCAAACCCCCATGCTTTATGAATCATCAAATAAGCATTCTCAGGAACTATAATCTCATCTCCCGCCATAGCTATAACTGAGGCTATTGAAGCTGCATACCCTTCTACAAAAACTCTTTTATGACCTTTATGTCTTACTAACATGTTGTATATTGCTATTCCTGCAAATACACTTCCACCTGGTGAATTAATATAAATATCTAAAGCATCATTTTCTCCAATTTCATTTAATAACTCATTCACATCAGAGGGTATAACATCACTATTTGACCATCTACTTGATGCAATTTCCCCAAAAATAATAAGATCCACTGCATTTTCAGTTTTATTTTTTACTTCTAATTTGCCTTTATCTAAATTTAGTATTGGCATCTATTCACCCCCCTTTATATACTGTGTTCCTATATTTTCTAAATTGATTGTAGAACCATTACCTAATAGAGTATCTCCACCTTCTATATATGGAAGATTTAAATCTTCTCGCACCTCATTTGGTGTCATAGCAAAATTAGTCAAGTATTTACTATAAACTTCAGCTTGGGTTTTATTATCCATTTTGAAGAGAATTTTTTCATTAATTTCTAATCTATATCCTTTATCAATATCCCTTTCACTTAACAATTTATATGTTATTTCTTGTTCATACGCTTTAAATAATGGTTGAAGTGTATTTACATAGAAATCTACTTGTTGAGTTTCAGAGTTACTATATGATGATTTTGTATAATCATTTATTATGTTTGGCTTTATTCCAAATGCAGCTGCTAATTGTAATGCTGACACTTTATTATTCTCAAAGAATTGTGCATCTGCTAGCTTCATATCTAGTAATTGAGCTTGCATCCCAAGTGGAATTGGAATAAACTTTCCTGACCCTTGAGTTTTTGAGAAATTTTCAAGTTTTAAAGCTATCTTAGCCTCCGCTCCTTGTTTCAATTCTCCTGTATAATGAACTAAAACTTTAGATCCAAACATATTATTTTTATATAATTTATTTAAAAATCCGATAGAATTTTTACCACTACTTATTTGAGTTTTTAAAATATCTCTTATTGGAATTCCTGAAAGTCCATCAAAACTAATATGTGTTTTAAAATGTATAATCTCATCCATTTCAAAGCTATATTGCTTTCCACTTCTGCTATCTGTCCAAACATACCAAAGAGCATTTAATCTACCAAAAATACCCTTATTATCTATCCAAATCTTTACTTGATTGCTTGGAAGTACCCAAAGATACTTAGGAAATCCATTTCTGTCTGCTTCTATATATATATAGGCATTTCCATGATGTAATTTATTTAGTTCAACTGTTCCCCAAAATGTTGCAGAACTTATATATGGGTTAGGTCTAAGATTTAAAAGGGTTTCCATTTTAGAATTTATAATCTTTTTCTTTCCCCTTTTTTTCTGTTAAAACTCTAAGTTCCCAGGGCATTTTTGACATTGTATCTGATAAATGTTTTAAACAAATATAATAAATTGTTTCTGATAAATCACTACTATTATCAATGTTATCTATATTAATTCCATAACCACCTAAAAAATCTCCAAGCTCTTCAAGAGTAAGTCCTTCTTTTTTTTCTGTTTTCATCATATTTTTTATTTTTTCAACTATTTTCATTATTCACCCCCTCCATATAATTTATCTAGGTAGTTATCTTCTGCATATTGAGTAATATCAAATTCAAATTCATGATACATAGCTAGTTTAAATGAACATAATAGTGCATCAACGGGATCTATTCTTTTTCGTGAAGCATCCTTATCTATTTTTTATTAATCCATTATTTTGCTTTATTACAGTATTTCCCATAGCATAATTTAGAAGAGGGTTATACACATATATAATATTTCCTGAATATACCTGTTCTCTAAAGCCTTGTGTGCTTTCATTTAGAGACTTATGTGATTGAAATACCTCTGTTACCTCATATCCTTGCACTTCCAAATCCATCATTATCTTAGAAGCATTTGCGGGATCAAAGCAAAGATGCCTTATTTCCCAATTGTTTTCTTCACAAGTTTTTAATTACATATTGCATAACTTGTTCTTGGTCTACGATAGGGGTATTTGTTATTGTTAAAAATCCTAACTCTTCCCATGTATCATAAGGAACTTTATCGACTAATTTTCTCTCCATTAATTTATCTCTATTTGGAATAAAGGAGTGACTAAAAATTATATATTTTGCTATTCCATCATCCATTATAGGAAGTATAAATGATACACTTGTTAAATCTATCTTGGCAGACATGTCAAATCCTACATACACAGCTCTATTTCTTATTTCATATGGTAATTCCTTAACTTGACACTTCTTCCATTTTTCCATATCTATATATCCTAAATCTTTAGCTTGAACCCAAATATTTAAGATTTTTTGTTTTAAATGAAATCATCTTTTCAGGAACGCTTTTAGCAACTTCATAATCAGATGTTATCTTTTCTATCCCCTCTTTGTATGTTGCTCTAAGAGGATTCGCTTTTTTCCAAGTTCTTATATCTCCTATTTCATCACCTTTATCAGCTTCACAAATATCTACAAAATACTCACTATTTTCTATATCTAAATTTGGATTTAACAATTCTGAGCAATATTTATATTCCTCTCTATAGCAAGGAACATTTAAATCTATTCCTGCTGTTGTTATTATTAACAATAATGACTCTTTAGAGTTACTTCCTAGTGCTAGATCATAGAATTCTGTTGTTGCATGTTGATGGTATTCATCTAAAACCAATGCAGCAGGATTAGTTCCATCTCCTGTTTTTCCATCTTGCTTAGATAATGGCTTTAAAAATGATGTTGTTTTTATGTGAACTATTTTATCTCTTGTTATTTTGAATTTTGGAGATAAAGAACTCCCAGTAAGCATATTTTGACACTCTGAAAATAGTAATTTTGATTGTTCTCTTTTTGTTCCTGCACAAAATGTTTCTGCTATCTCATTATTTCTTGTTGCCACTACAGATATTTCATACAGCATACATCCAGCTTGCATTTGAGTTTTGGCATTTTTCCTTCCAACCTCTATAAATGCTTTCTTAAATCTTCTATACCCATCTTTTCTTTTCCAAGCATATATTTGACAAACTATAAACTTTTGCCAAGTTGTTAGCATTATTGGAGTTCCTGCTAATACACCTTTTGAATGGTTAAGGTATGTAAAACCATTTAACAATTCGTTGAGCTTCCTCTTCATCCCAAATGAACTTCTTTTCTTCAACATCTTTTAAAAAACGTTTACAAGCCCATATATGCTTTTGTCCACTTGGTATTACTCCGTCTATACAATCTTTTGAATATTGTACAAGCTCACTTTTAGTACTCATTAAACATCTCCAAACTCTTTATCTAGTTTTTCATCTATTATTGTAATTATTCCAGAGCCAGCTTTTAATCTTGATTCCATAGTTAATCCTAACAAAGAACCATACCTTTTCATTTCATCTGAATACTTCAGTTCTAAGCTTACAAGTGGATTTATTTCCTCTACAATCATTACGTCTGTTTTTAGATTTGTTACAATAGATGCATACCTAGCAAAAGCATTGCAATAAGCTCCCAAATTATTATAATCTAAGTTGCTTATCATAGATTTTTTATTAAACTGCTCTACAAGTCTTACCCATTCTTTTGTTGCTATCTCGTTTACCAGCCAATCTGGAGGGATTTTAAGTTGTTCATTTCCTACAAAAACCGATTCTTGCTCTAACTTTTTTATTTTTATCTCTTCCTGAGTTAAATGTTTTGTTTGTACTTCAAGTGGTTTTCTAATTTTTGACACCTCCATTTTTTATTTTCAAAAACTTCTCAAAGGGAAATTTGCGAAAAGTATTGGAAGGATGCGGTATTGGGCTGTGACCCTAAAACTTTTTCATATACCCCTACCTTCAGTCTCTACTTCCCACACCTGAATAAACTCTCTTATTTCTTTAATTGTCCCTGTTTGATTTGATTCATACAATTTATGTATCTCTCTATGAGCTTCGTCACTTAGATAAACAAGGTTAGATAATAAAGATCCTTTTAATTTATCTTCTGATAACGGAACTATATGATGAGCTGTTGTTCCTGTCACAACTCTTTTATGTTTGTATAAGCTCCAAAGACATAGATTACTAAATCTGTTCTTACAGGCTTCTCTTAGTCTCTTCCACTCTTTACTATTATAAAAACTTTGATGCTCTCTTTGACACTTATCGTATATCCTATTTGATTCAGTCCTTGTTTTCTTATTACATCCATTTGGACACCCTTTAAGATTATAAGAATACACTTTCCTACATCTCGGACATATTCTATTCATCTACAACAACTCCATAAGCTTTTGCCTTTTTCTCTTTTGTTTTCAATTCTATTTTTTTTAATTTTAAATCTACTAAATCCTCATCTAGTTTTATTACTCTTTCTTTCTCATCTGATAGTATCTGTTCTTTATATGCTTCATATCTTACTAACTTAATCTTGTAGTCAATCTCTTCCTCTGGAGACATTATAGAGTAAAGTTCTTTAGCAAATCGATAACCATCTCTGTGAGTAGCTATTCTAGTTTTTAAAGCATCTTCTCTCCCTTTGTTTGTAGGTCTTTCTTTTTTTCTTTCTAACTCGATTAAGTAAGCTAAGGTTGATTTATGAAGATTTTTATAATGACCCTTTATCTCTTCTTTCTCTTCCAAGTGACTCTCTATATCTTTCTCAACTTCCTTCAAGTAGAGCAGAGATGAGTTTATTCCTTTTACCCACTTTTCTTTACTAGATATGTTCCTTAATGTGCCATAGGATAATCTAAATTCATAGGCTAACTCTTTTAGATCTTCTCCATACTCGAATCTTTTTCTTATCTCTTTTTTTATTGTAGTAGAAACTTTATTTATCATTGCTATGACACACCTCCTATAAAAAGAATTAGTTAAGTAATAAAAATGTCATTTATATTGGCTATTTAGTTAATAAGGAAAAATCACTACAATTACTTCTTTGAATATTCTCTACAACCTGTCTATTTCCAAAGTATTTAAGCTTGTTTTTACGCATCAAAGATTTAACCACTATTTGAAACTAGTGGTTAAAAATAAATTCCATCAAATAATTCAGTTTTTCTAAATTATTGTGATTGGAATAATTCTTTAATATTGTTTTTATTTCTCTTGTTTTATGTGGTTTATCATGTTTATCAACAAGCTCTATCAGAAGAGTATAATCAAATATCCAGCAATTTTCTTCTAGATGTCTATAGACTCCTCTTTTCGCTTTCTTTCCTAACTCTTTTCCAAATTTATTAGATTTTTTAAAAGCTAGAAACTCTTTCTCTAAATTAATCTTTATAATACTTTCTAAGTGTTTTATCCCCTCTTCTAAGAGCTTTCTCTTGGTATTCTCTATGAAGATTCCATCTATAAGCTCAAAGCTCCCTAAAATCGAATTCAAGCTATTATCTTTTCCTTTTTTATTGGTATAATATGAAAAGGTTCTATTTAAAAACTTCCATTCTAATCTTGTTATATCTAACTCCAAATCTAGTTTTTTAGATTCCTCTGTTTTATCATAAGCAGTAACTAGAGTAGCTCCATAATTCCCTAGAAGAGTCTCATCTTGAAACATCAATCTATAGCTTTTATTTCTAGTGCATCTACTTATCTTTTTAAAGTGTGGGACCGATATAAAAAGAAGTTTTAATGCTTCTTGAACATCTAGGAAAGCTTTATTAAAATTAAGATTTATTTCAATATCTTTTATTTTCGCTTGTGCCAACTCTATGTCTATTCCCTTTTCTGAAAGTTCTTTTACTAATATTAAAAGAGCTGCTTCCAACTCTATTTCTCTTGAATTATAAATATTATGTCCACTCAAAATCTTATTAGGATTAAATCTCAAATTTTTAAAATACGTTTCTTTTCCACTTGTGTATAATCGTGTAGTGCTATCCAAGGTATAACTTGGTTCTTCTAAATAGAACTTTTCTTGATAGAACTCTTCTGTTACTTGTTCTGTTATATATAGATTACTATTGTAGCTAATTTCAAAGTTATATAGAGTTAACCAATCTATACCTATTCTAAATATCTTACTGGTATCTAAATTCACATTTATATACCTCCATTCTGCCAACCCCTTTCCCGAACCTTCCTGTAATTTACACATTGGTTCATCCATATTTTGTTACTAACTAAATGTAGTATTTTCATATTTTTCTATTTGCTCTAAAAGTTGTTTCATTAAATTTATGTCTCTTTTTAAATCTTCCAGAGTATTTTTTTCATAAAAATACTCTTTTTTTCTTAAAAATAATAAATGTATTTTTTTTTCATCAAGTATTTCTAAATTTTGAGATACTTTTTTACTAATCTTTTTTATTTGAAGAATACTGTGACTTAATGCCTCTATTTTTATAACTTTCATAAATACCTCCCTATAGATTACTAATAATCTTAGAGTAGGAAATTTCTTTTCCATCTCTTATTAAAATCACATCTTCTTTTCCTGAGTTTACATATCTTTTTACTATCACATCCATATATCTCGGGTCTAACTCTAACGATCTATTTTTTCTCTCTAATTGATCACAAGCCATCATAGTTGAACCTGAACCACCAAATAAGTCTAAAACAATATCTCCTTTTTTAGAACTATTCGTAATTGCCCTTCCTGGAACTTCTACTGGCTTAGTTGTGGGGTGTAACTCTGACTTTTTAGGTCTTACAATATCCCAAACATCACATTGTTTTCTATCTTTGACTGGATGAAGTCTAGGTGACCCTTCTAACCATCCATACCAAATAGGCTCATATCTTGTATGGTAGTCTTTCCTTGAAATGACAAAACAGTCTTTATTCCAAATAATAGTAGATGACCAATGATAATTATTTTGAGATAAGGTTAACATCATATTTCCCCATTCTTGACCTGACATCACAACATAAGTAGGACAACCTTCCTTTGAGAATTCAGCCATTCTCGAAAATACATCAAACATAAACTTCTTAAAATCATCTGTTCCCATAAAATCATTTAGTATTGTTCTTGGTTTATATCCTTGAGGGTTATCCTTTTTTACTGCTCCATAATTTACATTCCAAGGTGGGTCTGTAAATACTAAGTCAGCTTTATCTGTTAACATTACTTTTCTTAAATCTTCAACCTTTGTACTATCTCCACAAAGCAACCTATGATTACCTAGCACATATAAGTCACCAAGTTTACTATATGGTTCTTTTTCTAAGTTTACTTCTGGAGGGTCATCCTCTTTAAACTCATCAATTTTTATATCCAAACCTTCAATCTCAAATTCCTTTAGCTCCTCTATTTCAAAACCAGTTAAAGCTAAATCTTCATTGCTAACTTCTATAGCTTTTAATTCCAATTTTAATTTTTCTAAGTTAAATCCAGTATTCATAGTTAATTTATTGTGAGCTATTATATATTGTTTTTTCTGTATCACAGTCAAATGATCTAATTTTATTGTCTCTACCTCTTCAATTCCTAGTTGTTGAAGTGCAATATATCTACCATGACCTTCTATAATTGTATTATTCTCATCTATTGCTATTGGATCATTAAAACCAAACTCTTTAATGCTTGCTTTTATTTGGTCTATTTGTTCTTGAGGATGCTCTTTAGCATTATTTATATATGGTGTTATTTGTGTTAATTTTAGTTTTTCTATTTTCATATGATCTCTCAAAGCTCATTTTTTTCTAAGTGTTCTAATAACTGAATGATAGAATCTACTGTTTTATCCATTAATGAGATTAATTCATCAAAACTTTTAACACTATCTAAAAAAAATGGCTCTAGCAAAATGGCAACTGGTTTAGTTTTGTTAAGTATTGACCCACCTCTATCGGCTTGTTTCGTAGCTTTTATTCCTCTATTGTTTAATTCTAAATGTTTTACGAGTATATCCTGAGCTACTGAAGCTAATCTCTTGCCCTTGCTCGAAGTATGAGCATAAAGCACTTCTGTTCCTTGTGAGATCCCGTTAGATGCATTAAAATGGCAACTAATTAGTATATCTGCATTAAGACTATTGATTTCACTTACAAGGTCTTTATAGTCATTTCTGGCCTTAGCTACTAAATCTATATTTATGAGTCTCTCTTTTTTAAATATCTCTGCTACAATCCATGTAGTAAGATCAAACTCATTAATTGTTTTTCCTTCAAGATTGACATGGCATCCCTTATCTTTAAAGTTATGACCAGCTAGTAAAATCACTCTTTTCATTTTCCCTCCTAAATTTTTACAAAAAATAAAGGAGCCAAGAGCAACCTCGCGGTAAACCCTTGACTCCTTAATTGAGTCCTATCAGCTATTTATTTTATATTTTTAATATACTCTCAAAATTTTTTTATGTCAATAAAATTATTTGAAATCATATCCAAAAGAATCAGTTTTATTTAAAAAAATATTTTTAATTTCATCAAAATTTGCATAATTTCCATAAACTGAGATATAAATATCTCCACAAAATCCTTTGAACGATATAGTATACTCACCCGAAGCACTATAGCTAGCCATATACATTACTCCTCCGTTTTTAGAGATGAATACTTTAAAGTCATCTTTACTTTGTAGATACTTTTTTTCTCTTTGCATTTTAATATTTTTTTCATTTTCATTTGCAAAGTTAGCAATATATGTTTCTCCAATTACTTTTCCTGAACTATTTAAAATATCTGAAGAATCAATAACCTCTATCCCAAAAATAATTGAAGTTATCATTAAAAATAATATTATCATTTTTTTCATAACATATCCCCCTGTAATCTATACGATTGATATGTTTATAATATATCTTTCTTTTAAAATTGTCAAATTTCATATTTAGATTCGATCCCACATTGACAAACAATTTTGTATATGGAACCATTCATCGAAATTTTATTTGCTTTCTTATTTGAAATAAAATATCCAGCTTCATTTTTTTCAACTAAAAAAGCCCCGCATTTTTTACATTTATATCTTACTCCCACTCTTATTCTCAGCATTTATAGTATCTCCTTATAATTTAAACTGTGTTCTGATAATCTTGCTAAATTAGATGTTCTCAACAAATACTTTTGCAATATATATCCCATCTATCAAATCGTTTTCAATATCTATTACATCATAATTTTTTGATACTGAAATTAATTTATTTTCATATTTAGATAAACTTTCTTCGCTTATTATTAGTATCTCCAATGATCCTCCCATTTTTAATAAAATCTGAACAAACTGGATGTTCATAACAATTTTTTATATACCTATTTTTATAATTCTTAAATCTTTTGCATCTCGAAAAGTATTTACAGCTTCCACATGAAAATGGTAATTTTTTTATTGCTAAGTCTAAAAAATGTTTAGCTAGAAACAAAATGAAAATTGAAATTATAATAATTATCAAATCAATCATTCTTCCAACAACCTTATTTTTAATTTTGCTGAAATAAGTTGACTTTCTATCAAACGATTTCTAGATTCGACAGATTTTAATTTGAAATTTTGGAAAATAATAATTGATACACTTATTAAAAATATTGTAAACATTAACTAAATCCTCCCCGAGTTTAATTCTTTTATTAAATCATATTTAATTTTATTATCTGCCAGCAATAGTGCAAAAGGTTCAAAAGAGTTATGTATTCTTGCAATAGCTAGAGCTTTAGCTTTTATTAAGTTCTGCTCATCTTGTGATAGTTTTGAAAATATTATATCCAGTATTTCTCTTTCTTCAACTTGATGTTGTTTTGTGTCCTCAACAATGGTATTTGTTGTTACTGGTTTCTCTTTTGTTATAGTCTCAACGGCTTTAATTTCTTTTTGTTCTTTAAAAGTTTTTACTTTATATTTCGATTGTCTATCGCCATTCATAATTTTTTTACTAAATGCTCCAGATAAATTTTTTATGTCTGGATTAACTTTTAAATTGTCATAAGTTTCTATCAAATAATCGTTTACTTGTTCTTTACTAAGAGTCTTTAATAATTTTGAAACACTTTTTTGATTCGTTAATGTAAAATTTATATTTAATTCTTTAAACAAGTTCTCAAAAAAATCATGTTCATGAATCATGATATTGTTATTGAGTCTTGTTATAGTCTTGTTAGTGTCACATTCTATGTTACTAGTTTGTGCATCAAATGTTACTGCTTTATTGCAATTTTTGTCAGTGGTGTCATTTTTTGTGGTCTCATTTTTTGACACTACTTTTATATTCTTTAAAAAGTATCGATTACTCTTTCCTTGTTCTCTTTTCACCTCAATCATATTTTTTAACTCTAGACTATTAATATATTTTCTGATAGTTCTTTTGTCTTTAACTCCAGTTTTTAAACAAAGCGTTTCTTCGCTTGGAAAGGATTCGCTAGTATGATTATTAGCATGTCTAGCTAAAACTACATATAGCAATCTTTCCATAGGTTCTAAATCAATTCTATCAACAATTTCATTTTCTAGCCAAAACCAGTCCGTAGATCTTTTGTCCCTCATTTTATCCTCCTAATGGAGAAAATAGACTGCCAAGTACTATCTCTCCTTCTTTATTTAATTGTTACCCTCAACTATTAGATAGTGATAGTACTTGGCTATTAGTTAAGGGTACCAATTAAATGCCTACCGAGGTAAGCTTTAAGATTTTTTCTTTATAACTAGCTCATATCCTAAATCTGAAAGTATTTCAGTAGCAGCATTTAACCCAATGCTTTGATTTTGATTTATCATTCCTGATATCATCTTGTTAAAATATGTGTATGATCTATTTGTTTTTATTGCAAATTTTCTACGACTTTTGAACTGTCTTCTTATTTCTGTATCTATAAAGAAACCTAGTTCTGATATTTTCAAAATATCACCTCACATTTATAACGTTATTTGTATATAATATAACGTTATTTGTATACAAAGTCAACAAAAAAAATGAAGAGAATTCAATCTCTTCATAATATACCTCCATAAAATTAGCTCCGTTCCCATATTTTAAATCTATCTAAAACTTTATTTTAGATAGATTTCTGCTTAGCAATCTAGTTACTACTCCCAAACATTTTATATTACCATCATCATCAAATGGAGGATAAATATCATTTAATGCAAAGAATTTAGGCTTGTAATCAACAATCATAACTTTTCTAACATATCTGATTCCATCTTTTTCAATTACAATAATTTTTTTGTTAAGTTCTTGCCAAGTGTCATCAGACTCCTCAATTAAGAGAGTATCTTCATCGTAAAACAAAGGTTCCAGTTCACTTCCTGTAATCTCTATACAGTAAGCATTCTTTTTTAATTGTATTCCCATAGGTATGATCATCTCCTTAGTTTTCATTTCCTGGAGCAATGACCCATCCCCTGTAGAGTTTAATACATACACTTTGAACTTCTGAACTTTTAAAGCGGGCGAAGAAACTGTAAGGCTATCATTTTTATAGACAAGCTTTTCAAGTATTGTATTTGGAAGCTTTTCTTCTAGATAAGATAGTGTCAACTCATCTGCATCTAAGTCATAAACTGAAATTAATTTATTATATAATTTTTCAGATATTGGAGAGATTCCTTTTTCGACTTTATCTATATACGAATGAGAAACGTCCAGCTTATCTGCTAGAGTATATAAACTGTCCTTGCGTATCTTTCTTACCTTTTTTAATGTTTCACCAAATCCCATTTCATCACCCTTTCTTTTTAGTATTTACTTACATGATAACTTATTTTTTAAAAAAATAACAACTTTTTTGTTGACAATATAACGTAAAAAGTATATATTAATCTTATAACGTTATAACGTTATATAGTTTTTACGTAATTATATACTGTTTTATATATTCTGTATTTAATAAATAAAAATAATTTTAATTTTCCAGGGGGATTTATGAGGACAAAAAGACAAGGACTTGAAATTCAGGTTGAAGAAATTTTTAAACAGTTTTACAAAGATAAAATAGTTAAAGAAAAAGTGAATAGCTTTATTATATCAGAGGATGAAATTAGAGGAATGTTAACAACAGATCCGCAAGAAAATGATGGGAATTTCTTCAGCAGTGAACTTCAACATCAAATATTTTGGAAGTTTCTAAAAAAAGAAGATAAACAAGTTTTAGTTTTTGTTAAATTAGAAAATTTTATGGGGGTTGAATAATGAGACCTTCAAGTATTGTAGATGATGCTCTAGGGTTGACGATGGGGACTACTGGAGTCCTCTTTGAAATCCATGAAACGGTTGGTATAGATTATGAAATAGACGCCTTGGATGATAAGAGAAGAGAAATATACATAACAAACATGAAAGAATCTATTGAAAGATTAGAAAAATTTGCAATTCAATTTAAAGATAAAACTTTTACAAATTGGGTTAAAAGATACATTAGTTTTTTAAAAATCGACTTAGAAAAACAATTATACTATGAAGAATTATCAGATAAGCTAAGAGATAAACTTTTTAAAAATGTTAAAGAGAGAAAAGAACAACTTCAAAATGAAAATAGAAGATTTGAGAATTTATTATTCGAAAAAAATTATAATAAATTAGGTTTAAGATGAATAAAAATACAAAAAATAAAAAAAGGCTCTATTGCTAGAACCGATACGCAAATCAATTTTAGCATAAGCCTCGATAAAATGTCAAGGGGTGAATAAAATGGCAATAAAGTTTATAGGAAATGAAGTTTTTGCAAGTGTTTCAATAAATGGGAAACACAGAATTATAAGAGGAAACAATATTGATGAGATATTCAGAAAATTAGAAGAGATATTATTATAAAAAAAGGAGGGTTAAATTGTCAATAATATTAGTTAAAAATAACAAGGGTGGCGTTGGTAAGAGTTGGTTAACTCTTCAACTGGGACATGCGTTAGCACTTTTAGGTAAAAATGTACTAATACTTACATCAGATTCACAAAATAATATTTTAGATTTTTCTGGGATTGATGTAGCTCTTGGTGATGGGCTAGAAAGTTGGGTAACAAAAGGATCTGGAGATATTGTAAGACTTAGGGATAATTTAAACTATATTCCTCTTTCAAATAATAACTTTTCTAAGATATTTAGAAATAAAGTTAAAGAAAGAATAATACTTTTAAAAGAAGAATATGATTACATATTAATAGATTCAGTTCCAACTCTGAAAGTTGATAAAGAGTTTGAAGAGATAGCAGATATAATAGTAATTCCAGGGTTTATGGATATTGTAACCCTTCAAGGGGTGAATAAAATTTTAGAAAGTGTAAATGTTAAAAAAGTTAAAGCAATAATTCCAAATAGATTTAACAATACTGCATATGAAAAAATATTATTAGAAGACTTCAAAGCCATTCTGGAGGGTACGGATATACTTCTTACTAGCCCAATTAGACAAAGTGCAATCATAAGCAATTTGATAGCTAAGAATAAAACTGTATGGGAAACAAATTCAAAAAAAATAGAGTCGGTACAAGAAATTTTAGGGTCTGTCTTGGAGGTTATTTTAAATGAAAAATAGCGTACTGGGAAAAATTAAAAATCAGATCTCTTCTGTTAAAACAGAAGAGAGACAACTTCAAGAATATCTTTCAACGTTTGATTTCGAAAGTTTCGAAATCAATGAAAATGATAAAAATTTTATAACTGAAAGAGAAAATGTTTTTATAAAAAATGGGAAAATCTATTCAGATAGTTTATATAAAATGTGTCTAACATTACTTGAAATTAAGGAAAGATTAACAAATAGTGAAATAGGATTTATGGCTTGGTATACACATATTGGACTTAATAAAGATAAAGTGAGTGAACTTTTAAAAAGAGCATACTTATATAAGCATTTCAACTCTCACAAACCTTTTATATCATCTCTTTCTGGATATGCAGTTAGAGTCATAACAGCAAAAGAAGTAACATTTGATGAGCAGTTAGAAATAATTGAGAATAAAATCACAGCAGTAAAAGAAATAAAAGAAACTATAAACAATAATGAATCCATTGGAGAAATAGTAACCAGTAATAAAACATTTAAATATTTTAATATTAAGTCTGTTGAAAAAATTCATAAAGATGTTGAAAAAATGGATTTAAAAGAAGTTTTTAATGCAAAAAAAGAAATAGAAATTTACAAGAAACTATTGAAAGAAGCTGAAAAAAAATTAGAAGAGAAAGAAAAAGAGTATGAGAATAAAGACAATTTAAAGTTGTTGGAGGCTGATTAATTTGATAAAAAAAGATGAGTCTGGAATAAAACTAAAAGATGTTAAATGTTATAACTCTAAATTTCATGACAAACATTCAGTTGGATGGACAACAAATGAAGTTGAATACATAACAACAACTAAAGATACGTTAGTTGTCATGAGCCTAACCCTTGGTCGAACAGCTGGAGCTGTTTGCCAAATGAGAGGTAAATTAAGAAAAATAGGAGGTTAATAGATGCCTTGGGTATGTAAAAAATGTGGCGGAGAAGTTGTTGCGCATACTTCATATACAGTAACTTATATTAGACCTATAAACAAAGAAAAATCAAGACCTATTGTAAGTATGAAAAATGAAACTAAGTTTAATTTAACTCGTGAAAAAAATTTTGGATTTGTTGCAGAGAATTATTGGTGCAAAAAATGTGATGAACTTTTTGTGGATAAAGATCTAGAAGATTTAGTCGAATGGAGAGATTAATATGAAGAAAAAAATTATAATAAATGGGAGGAATACAAATGCAATGTATTAAAATAAGTGTTGAGGAATATACAGAAGTAGAAAAAGATTTTTATAGAAGTAATTTAATAAAATTGATAGAAGAAGTGACTGTAGAAGATGTAGCATCTTAGGAGGACAGAATGAAAAAAGCACTTCTATATCTGCGAGTTAGTACTGCAATGCAAGAAGAAAAAGATAGCTTAAACAAACAAAAACAAGAATCTCTTGATTTTATAAAAAGTAAAGGTTTTACACTATATAAAATAATAGAAGAGGTTGAAACTGGAAAAAATACCGAGAGAGAAGGACTTAAAACTCTTGAATTTGAAATTAAATCAAAAAAATTTGATGTACTTATATTTTACTCACTGAGCAGATTGGGAAGAGTACAATTCGATATTCATAGAATAATTAATTTAGCTGATCATAGCAGAATTACATACTACTCAGTTACTGAGAATTTTATTAATTCTGAAAGTGAAATGGGAAGAATGATGTTGGGGATAGTAGCTTCGCTTGCTGAACAGGAGTCGACAACAATTTCAAAGAGAGTATCAAGCAGAATGAGAGCTTATGCTACTCAAGGATACTTTCTTCAAAAACCTCCACTTGGATTTGATGTTAAAGATAAAATACTTGTTGAAAATGAAGATGGAAATAAAATAAGAGATATTTTTTCTTCGTATCTGAATGGAGAAGGAAAAGGATCAATAGCTAAAAGATATAATAAATGTATTAAAAGTATAGATTGTATCCTTAAAAATCCAGCTTATGCAGGGTTTGTTAGATTCGGAGGAAGAAGAAGGGATAAAGTAACTAATAAACAAGTTAAGTGTGAAGAAACTGTTTATAAAGGCTTACATAAAGCTATAATAGAAATTGAGCAATATGAAGCTGTGCAAAGATTGCTGTCTCAGAGATACATTTCACCCATTAGATCCGTAAACAATGATAAATATCTTCTCGGTGGAATTGTAAGATGTGAATGTGGATTAAAATTTTATGGTCAGAAAGCTTACGATAGAAAAAAGCAAGCAAGACAAAAATCATATTACAGATGCCTCGGCACTAGCATAAAAAAATGTCATGCTCCATTTATTCCTGTTGCTGAACTAGAAGAAGCGGTAATAGCAACTTTGAAAAAATATTCAAAAGATAATTTTTCTTTTCTATCCACTAAAAAATCAAATAAGAAAATTGATAATAAATCTAAAATAGAAAAACTTTTACAAAAAAAATCACGAACAGTTGAAGCTTATACAGACTGTAATATTTCCAGAGATGATTACTTAAAATTAATTTCTAAAATAAATTCTGAAATAAGTGTTCTTGAGTCGGTATCATCTCCTCAAATAGCAAAAATTGAAATAGATGATCTAAAGAAAAAATTCATTTCACTTTTAAATAATTTTGATAAAGTTGAAAGAATTGAGCAGAAGAAGATTTTACAAATAATAATAAAAGAAGTTATAGTTTTGAATAGAGAAAGTTTCGAAATAAAACTTAATATAATATAA